AACGATGCAGCACCAGCTAACACAGATAATCCACCACCTTTCATAAATTTACCCATCTTCAACTTACCAGCTCTCTTCAGTTTCCTGAGTTTGAGCATCCTCTTGTTTTTAGCCCTAATCTTATTGATATTCTTCAGTCTTTGCTTGGCAATCTGCCTTTTGGTCTGAGATTGACTCTGATTAGTCTGCTGATTCTTATTAGCATCATTACTAACTAATTTTCTAAGTTTATTGACATCACCAATCAACTTCCAAGGTTGTAGGATTCTATCTGCTGCGAAGAGTGCAGCAATACCACCAAATATCTTCAATGCTCCCATTACAGGCGATTTTTCACCAAATGCTTCTAATATCCAATTAACACCAGTAGATAATACTTTCCAGAATGTCCCTAACCATTTACCTATCCACGGTAGGACTGTCTTAATAAACTTTCCGTTCTTTGGATCTGACATCCAATTTAACGCAAGAAATGTCAGTAACTTCGTACCAATCCACATAAAGGGTTGGAGCAGTTTCATTAAGAAACCACCAGTTTTCTTTTGTACACCTCCTGCCTTTTTATCTTCTACTTCTACCTCTTTTTGTACCTGTTGTTCTATTTTTGATTCTTTTTCTTGATCTTTCTTTAATTTCCTTGCATCTTTCTGATCATCTAACCACTGCAACTTATCCATATGCATCTTAGCGATGATATGTCCAATATCCTCTACAACAAACCCAAGACGGTTAATAGAGGTTGTCATTGCGGCTGCAGGATCAGTGCGAACATCACCAGTGGTTTTCGCGGGTAAAAAAGATCTGATCTTTAAAGCTGCCATCTATAAGTTGGTCTGTGTGCCCTGTGCTTGTTTCTGTCTCGCTTCTTCTTCTCGAAGATACCTGATTAACAAGTTCACATACACATCTCTTTCCCAAGGCATCATATTCTCAAGTTCAGTTAGACTGTACTTGTGGTGTTGCATAAGGGCAAAATTGACCTCATACAAGTTCAATAGAGAGTCGTGAGCTAGGGCTATTCGAAAAAAGCTGCTAGTCCTTCCAATGTAACAGTGCTTTTGACTTCAGTCTTTGGATTGAACACCTCGATCTCGTGAGATAACTTAGGCATAGTCTCAAAGAATTTCTGAACGTCACCAAACTGTTTGGAATTCATACCTTCAAAGAATGCAATTAGTTCTGCTTTCTTGTAATCTTTTGCTTCGTGTAGTTCATCACCTTCAGCGATAGTATCAGTACAATCTGCTGCTAGTTTGAACACATCATCGATGCCAGGATTATCAGTTAGATTATTCTTAACGAAAGAATCTAATGAAGGATACTTCATCGTCAAAGTAATTTCATCATTTAGTTTAATCTTATTGGAGTGCTCTTTTGGGATTTGGATCTCCACATCATCTAGGTTGACTTCCACATCGACTGTAGTCTTTTCATCATCAGGGCAAGTGATTTTAAACTCACTTACTTCTCCAACAGACTTACCACGAATCTTCAAGAAGAGATATTCAATGTCAAATGTTGTTAGTGTGTTAACGTTCTTGACATTAGTGCAGTTCTTGATGATCTCTTTCACCGCTTTAATCATTTCCTTCTGATTCTGAGTCTCCATTGCCATATAGAGCAATTTCTCTTCACGAACTAGGAAGGGTCGATAAGTTACTTTCTGTCCAAATGGAAGTACGCATTCGTAATCAGGAATGCTAAGGGTTGGTAAAGGCATATTTAAGGGTTTACAATTCAGTAATACTATTTAGATGCCAAACTGAGTGTTTGTATCAGTTCCAAGCCCTAACGCTTGTGCAACATCTAAATTCTCTGTTATAACTTTATCCTCAGTCCAGTCTTTAGGTTTCTGAACTTTGGTTGTGAATCTATATCTCTCATAGTTGAACAACATATTCATCTTCAAGACACCGCCACCATCGTTACTAAATTCTAGTCCACCCATATTAACTGGGAAACATTTAGCGAATTGATAGATACCAACAGCTTTGTTCATTCTTGAAAAGTAATCTGTCCCACCTTGTTTGACGTGATTCAGATAGTTGGAACCACGTTCCCACTTTCTAACATATATATCAGTCGTATAATCATCATAGAAACCAACTCTATTCTCAGAGTCTGGTGCTATCTTCTGCATCCATTTTTCAAAGAAGTTCCTGTGCCAAGAACTTTTTGTCAACATAAAACTTATAGTTAACTGATTCTCTGTCTGTCCTGTAGCATATTTCCTACCAATTCCTACGTTCTTAATGTCTCCTGTAGTGATGTTTCGTGAAGGTATACTTACAGCGTCAGCAAAATAATTCATATGATTATACCAACTCTGTACATCCACTTCAAAACCAGGTAAATGACCTATGATAGCAGGTAAACCAAACTCAACAGAGTATAAATTTGCCAACGTTGGCTCATTATATCCGTTGCCTGTGATATCTTTAAAAACTGTAAATGAATTTGGTGTTGCCATTAGAGGTAATTTTTATACACTATGCTACTGGGGATAGGTACTTGAACTCCATTAATAGTGGAGATCCATTGTTCCGTTGGAAGTAAACCTATATCATCATATTCAGACTCTGGAATCTTCTTTAGAGGGCTGAGTACATTACTACGTAGGTATTTATGTATTGTTTGGGGAGGTGCTGCTACACTAAAACCAGCACTCCTTGCTGCTGGTTGGAGATAGTGTACATTTGCACCCCAAAAGTGCTGACCACCTTCCCCTAAAATGTATACCATAGGATATTTATCCCAAAACCTCATCTTTTCTCCATACTCTGCTCTATATGTAAATGTAACAGCAGTAGTTGGTATAGGACCGTCAGCACCTTCGAGAGCCCAGAACAGCTGATTCCTCCACCACACATTACCGTGAGGTTTTCCTCCAGAGAGTTCTTTTATGTCTTCGAATAAGCTCATACCTTTAGTTCGTTCTCAGTTAATATCACAAATTCCCATCGTCTATCCTTACAATATTCCTTCGCTGCTTTCCACTTCGCTTGATTCACACCCCAAGTAGCAATCTCTGTTAGAAGTTTCTTAGTCTTACGTCCTGGTTTCGGTGCTTTAGTCTGAGCATAAGGTTTAACTTCAATGAGTCTCTTGACGGTCGAACCGTTCTTGTCTCTTGATTTGACATAAAAATCGGGAAAATACCGATGAACCCTACGATCAAGGGGAGACCGATAGGGAATAACAATCTCTTCACTACCCCACTCCAGAACGTTTAAATTACAGTCACACCATAGCATAAATTTCTTTTCCCACGAAGATCTATAAATAATGTTACTAGGATCCCCTTTATACTTGCCAGGATTGCGTGGCTTGAATCTTCCTTGCTTCGTTTTATAGGACATTTTAATGGCAAATGAGATAGAAAATGATAACGTAACTACGACTTCCAGTGGCGGTGGTGCACCTTTGGTGTATCCGAGAGAGTTACCAGCTCAAGTGGGTAAGTCAAAAAATAATATCAGAGGGCAAGATACTGTTGACACTCAATACATTGATTACCTACGTATCCAAATCTTTAAAACGCAAGGTACAGGTAGTGCTAACCCATACACTTGGGTAGGAGATGGAGCATCGGGTACGAACCCAGTAGCAGGTAATAACGATATTAGTAGCTTGTTCAAAACTATTTATCTTTACCTCCCTCCTGGCTTAAATGAACAATATGGAGCAAACTATGAGACTGCTACGTTGGGTGTTGCAGGTGTAACAGGTGCATCTGAAGTAGCAAAACTAGCACAAGGAGGTGAAATTACACCTGAGAGTGCTACTGATGCACTACAGAAATTAGCTGGTACTGCTAAACCACAGTTCTTGATGAACACAGCAGCAACAGCGTTAGGTGCAGTAAACTCACAACTTGGTTCTGAAAGTAACTTGACTGGTGATGATCTAATGGCGATCACATCTAAGAAGATCTTCAACCCATATCAGGAAGTTACATTCCGTGGTGTGCAATACAGATCACATTCATTCTCCTTTAAAATGGCACCTCGCAACATTAAGGAAGCACAAGAATGTTATAGAATCGTATCCACATTGAGAGAAAGAATGCTCCCAACATATTCTTCTGGATCAGGAGAATTTGAAGGTGCTGCTGATACATTCTTAGGTACAGGTGGAGGTAGTATCGGTGGAGCAAGATACTTAAACATCCCAGACATCTTTAGACTTGCAATCGTAAGAGTTGAAGCAACAGAATCTGAAGAAGGTTCTTTCTCTGCTATCACACCTGCTGGCATTTCAAAGTTAGTCAGATATCCTACAAAAGTTGTACTATCTGACCTCAAAATTGATGCTGCTGGTGATGGTCAAGGATACATATCATTGAAGAACCTCGCTGATACCTATCACGATTACGGTCCTGTATCTATGAACCTTGAGTTAACTTTCAAAGAGACTCAATTTGTTACACGAGAAATGATTTCTGACAACTAATGGCATATTTTAAATACCTACCAAAAGTTTACGTACGTAACAGAACGATTCAAGAAGGAAATCATCCTTATCAGTTGACTCGTAATATCTTCCGTCGTATTAAAATAAAAGATCACCTTCTAGGAAGTCTTCTAGGATTCACACAGTATTCTATAGGTGAAGGTGAAAGACCTGATCAAGTGGCACGTAAATTCTATGGTGACTCTGGATTGGACTGGATGGTGTTGATCATTAACAATATTATTAATATATACGACGACTGGCCAATGAGTCGTCAAGACTTATATAATTACACACTAAAACATTATGGTGATGTAGATCAAATCAGTCACTATGAATCTATAGAGGTATTTGCAACTACAGGTGAGAAAGTTTTAGATGAAGGAATGGTAGTAAATGAGAATTTCCAATATGTAAGGTCAGATGGAACTGTCGTACCAAAGGAAGACTGTCGTAGAGCAGTGACATATTTCGAAATAGAAGAAAAGAAAAATGAGCAAAAGAGAAATATATACCTCATAAGAGAGGAATATGTAACTGACTTCCTCAATGAATTCAAACGTCTTTGTCGTTATCTACCACACGCAGAGGTAGATTCAAAAGGTCACAAAAAAACTCCTACCACTATTGCAGAGGAGTTTATTGGTGTATCAAGTTACAGGAAACCTTCTCAATCTACAGCATCTACAGGTTCTGCAC